CCCAGCAAATTCATCCACGCCTTTGGCCCAGTTCGTCATCATCACATCCCTGAACGCCACCGGCACGGTCTTGGTGGCGTTGACTGTGACGTCTGTCGGACTGGTATAGGCCATGATATTCAGGATGAGATGCTCTCGCGTCGTCACGGTGCCATCCTCCGGCGTCCAGGTCGTCGTCTCAATCGTGAGCCGGATCGCGTTCCCGACATCCCCCGCCACAAAGAACGCGGCGCTCGCCGTGAGCGTGAGCGATTCCGTATGCAACCAGGACGTCCCGCCCGAGAGCGTCATGGTCGTGGCCGTGGTGTTCCGCCCATCGTAGGTCAGGTAGCTGTCCAGAAACAGTGCATCCACTTCGACGTTCGTCACGCGCCGACTGGCAAACCGTTCCACGTATCGCTTCGTGGCCCCGCTGATCGTGCGATTCACCAGCACATACACGGCATCTTCGGCCCCTTCAGGAATCACCGCCACATCTTCGTAATCCCCATCGGTATCCTGTGGCGCCCAGCCCCAGACTTCATGCTCGCGCAGATACGTGAGCACCGCTATGAAGCCATCATCTTGCTGCGCCCAGACCATCGAATCGGGAATCTGCGCATAGTCCCAGTGCTCAATCGTCGTGCCCGCAAACAAATGCGGCGCGAACACCGACAGATCCCGTCCGCTGTAGCCCTTCGTCGTGGCGTCATAGTTCAGGTCACGGACCACATTCCCCCGCGCCTGCACAAACAACACGTTCTCACCGACAATCACGGGCGGCACTTCAGAGGAGCCATAGTAGCTTTTCGGCTTGAGCCCAGGCGAGTTCGGCGTGAGCTGCCCGTCCGTCCCGCCTTGCGCCACCCACTCCACCCCTGACGTGAGGATGAACGATTCCATGACTTCAATGATGTGCCGAATCTCATTCACTTCGCGTGAGGCAATCGGATAGGTGATCGCGTCGTTGTCTTTGAGCGGGGAGGAGGTCCCGAAATTCTTGTATTGTCCAGTCTTGGAGCCATAGAGGGACTCTGGATCATCCGGCAGCCCACCGTAGCATTTCCGTTGCTGCAGATAGCCCGAGCAGGCCGGATGCAGCGCGGCCCCCACGAACGGATCACGCGGCATCGGCGGCGTGAGATCATAATTGGGGGGAATCCCAGGATCCTTAAACGTCCCCGCCTTCGACACCCCGATGAATCCATAGATCCCGCTGCCCTCGTTTTTATAGACGTTGTACTCGAGCGCCCCGGTGACCGTGCCGATCGTGAGCGTGATCGGGATCGCCGCGGTCGGTGCCGTCGTGGTGCCAGTCACCACCGAGGGTTCGCTTTCCTCATAGGATTCCAGTTTGACCGCCGTGGCCACCCACTGCGTGAGCGTCCCATCGACCTTGTTATGCGTGAGCGTGGCCGGCGCCGCAATCGCCGGCACCATCACCACCTGGGTGAACACCCACGTCGTATGCCCCGTGCGCGAGAGGTCGTAAATGAAGTTGGCAGTGTTGGTGAGCGTCACCACGTCCCCCGATTGACTCCGATACAGCACCGGCAACGACGTAGAGGCGTAGGGGGTCGGAATTTCATAGATGTTCCCCGCCGGCATCGCGTACCAATACGTCGCGTTCGGCGGAACCTGATTGGTATGGCCCAGGATGCAGTAATAATTTACCCCGCCCTCGAGCGCCACATCGCCGATTACATAATTCGTCGCGCCCGACCAGGCTGTGGCGTTCGGCACAGTGAGCAGGACCCCATTCTGAATCACCCGCATGGTCAGGTGTTCGAACAGGAGCATGTAGGTTTGATCGGCGTTAAAGACGAACTTGATCAGCCGCCCGCGTAGGCTGTGATCACGCTGTGGAGTGATGTACTGGGAGCCGGGCCGATTCGACACGCCCCCATGACGACGCACGAGAAAGTTTCGGGCCTGACGCAGGCCGGTCTGATACTTGACAACATCAGCCCTTCCAAAAACTGCTGGCGCCACTTCCCCGCCAGCGAAATTTCTCTGGATAATGCTGGGCATCAGTCACGGGCCCTCGTAAATTCAGATTCCAATTCAGGCGGATCCTGCGCTTCGTTCCGATCGCTCGCCTCAGCACTGACCAGAATCCGATTCGCCATGGCAAAACACCGATCCGCTTGCTTACGATCCTTGGCGAGTCCTGGCCCAATCTTCCCACCCAGCCACCAGGACACGGCTTCGGCAAACATCGCCGGAAACAGCGCCGTGTTCGTGACGAGCTTAGTAATCTCGACAATGGCCTCCTCAGTATCGGTATAGACCAGCCGCCCCGTATCGTCCTGCCCAATGATGAACGGCGGCGGATTCGGCTCGCGCCGACCCAGTGCCGTCACGATCCGGCGCACTTTCACACAGTCAGACGGGTAGCGATACGCAAAGGCCCAGTCGTTGTTCGGCTCCTCCTCCACCAGCCCCAGCGCCACATACTTCCTCGCAAAGCCCCAGGCGAATTGCTCAAGCACGAATTGAATGGCCGGATCATAGTACTCGGTACAGACGAGCCGCTCCGCACTCAGCTCCGTCAGCGCCGAGATGAACTGGGTGTGGCCCACATTGCCCAGGGCCATGTTCATGATTTTGATGTCGGTGAAAGGCATTGAGACTCCTTACGTGATAAATTCGGCTTCGGCTGTAACTGGTTACACTCCTCTCATGTTTTGATCTTCAACGCCATGGTGCCACCGGCCACGCCCAGATAGATGCGGACCGGACTCGCATTCGGATCGTCGATGGGCACGAGCCAAATCGAATAGATAAACGAAGTGCCCGCGACCACGGTGCCGACTGAGGCGGTCGATTCGAGCCCAGTCAGCGGCACCGTGGGACTGGGGACAAGCGTGCCGACCGAAAGGGAACTGGACAACCCTGTCAGCGACACCGTGCGCGAGGGCACCACGGTCCCGACGGAGGCGGTGCTCGCCAGTCCGAGCACGGGCATCGTACTGGTCGGCCCCAGCGTCCCGACCGCGCCGGTCCCCGACACACCGGAGAGGGCCACCTGCACATCGCCGCCAATCGATGGTGTGACGGTCCCGACGGCTCCCGTGGCACTCAGTCCCGTGAGCGGGACCGTCGTTGACGGTATGAGTGTCCCGACTTCGCCCGTGACTGAGATCCCAGTGAGCCCAACACTTCCTTCTTCCGTGAAGGAGAGGTCGCCCACGGCCCCTGTCGCGTCGAGGCCTGTCAGGGCCACGGTATGCGAAGGAGTGACACTACCAATCTCTCCCGTTGCCGAGACGCCAGTCAGGGCCACCGTTCCGTCTTCAGTAAACGCCAGTGTCCCAACCGATCCGGTAGCCGCGTTCCCTGACAGCGTTACAGTCCGTGATGACGTGAGGGTATCGACACTCGCAGTTGAGGCGGTACCAGTGAGAGGAACGGTTCTTGACGGGGTGAGTGTGCCGACTGACGTAGCGGACGCGATCCCAGAGAGCGCGAGGGAGAGCGCAACGAGGAGTGTCCCCACGGCGGCGGTCGCCGAGACGCCCGTCAGCGCCACGTTGACATCGCCGCCCTCGGTGAGGGCTTTGTTCGAGAAGAACGGGCTGCGTCTTTGTGGAAAGCTCATCGGATTTTCTCCGACATAGCCATACCGTTGCCGACCTTCACGAACTGGTAATTATTGAGTCGGAGGCCATGCAACAGTTGCAGTTGCGGAAACACCGCATAGGTATTGATCAGCACTTGGGCGTCTCGTGTCAGTCTAAACTCGATGAGATCGCCAGGTTTCAGATCCGCCCCCACCAATTGCAACGCACACTCGGTTTCGCCGTTGCCGCTCGCCACAATATCAAAGGCGGCGCCCCCGGCAATCCCATCGACGGTACAGCCGGTGGAGCTGGCCTCAAACGTCCCAGTCCCGGACAACCGCTTCGTCGTGTTCGCGGCGTCCGCCCAACAGACCGGCGTGACGGCCTTGACGAAGGCGGAACTCGTCGTGATCTGCGTCCAGGTGCCCCCGTTGCGCCGGTACTCAAAGTTCGGATCGATGTTTGAGATGGCCGTCGCGTCCGATTGCAAGGTGAAGCGCAGCAGAAACGTCGTATCGAGCGGCATCGCACCGGCATAGAGCCCGGTATCTTCCGCCGCCCACCACCCGTGCGTGCTCTCGGCCAGTTCGTTGATCCCGTACCGATAATGACTCAGGGTGAAGGCCATCAGTGCCCCGTCAATTGAGCGCTTCCAGTGTGTACTGAAGCCCTTGAATAATGTTGCTGGCACTGGAGGCGCCCATCTGCGCCGTCACCGACAGTGCGGTATCGGCGATGAGGTTCGCCGTGACCGCTGCCGGAGCCGTTTGCCCACCTGCCGTCATCGGCGCAATGGCGGGAGCCCCCGTAGCTGAGCCGATCGTGGGCACGGTCGCGCCGTGCATGCGGACCGTGCCGTTCGCCATAATCGTGCCGGTAGAGCCGTTGCTGCGCGTCACGAGAAAGACCTCCAGATCAAAGTAGCAATTCGTGAGGGAGATCAGTTGCACGATCGCGCCGGAGGCTGCGAGTAAGGTCCCGGCGACCCCGCCCCACCGCACGCGAAACGTGGTGGTCACGGTCCCGGAGCCGAGCGTAGAATGCTTGCCTTTCACCCGCATCCGCAGCGTGCGCCCGTCCGCCATGTAGTTGGCTGGAATGGTAACGTCTGGAAAGATGATCGTTTCAGCGGCGGTGGTATTGATCGAGGCCCCGTCCGTCGTGGCCCATACGAGTGCTTCCACCCACATTTGTCTAGACATCGTAAGACTCCTTTATCGGGCGAGGCCCGGTGCATACGGTCGAGGACGCTTACCTGAACGGGCGTAGGACAAGTCTGCTGCCGCAGCGCCAGCCGCTTCAATCACAACCATGAACGCCGCCCACGGATTCCCTACGGCACAGTTATTCGTCATGCTTTTGTTCCCTGTCGCGCCAGCCGGTGAGAGCACCCCCGTGGCCACGAACGACAGTGGAGCCGTGTCCATCCGTTCAGTAAATGTAGGGGTGGAGCCAGTAGGGGCGGTGAGATTGTTGGCCGTGCTGCCCCAGTCGGTCTGGATAAACGTGACGAGGCTTTGATCGGCTACGGGGGTCACGGAGAGCGCGGTAGACGTGGTGCCCGTCCCGGAGTTGGTAGTCGCCACGGGTTGCGCATTCAGTCCGCCACTATTGGCACTACAAAACCCCTGTGAGGTTCCGGTCCCGTGCGTCACCGTATAGTCGCCCGCTTCACTCGCGGCGATTTTGTACCAGATGAAACAATCGACAAAGAACGATCCATCGTTAATGGTAAACGGATAGCTCCCTGTCACGGCGGCGAATCCAGACGGCGGCGTGGGCGACGGACGCGCCCCGGCTACACCGACGAGCCAATAGAGTAAAAGGACATCGCCGTTGACGATGCCGGACGGCGCGGTAATCGTCGTGTTTGTGCGACTCGCGTAGGTCGTACTGTTCGATGAGCGAAAGTCTGCGGCCATTTAGGTCACTCCCACCAGCACCAACTAAAGATCCACCAGCGCCAGCATTTCCTTACTGGAACCGGGGATTCACCGGGGCAGCCGGGGCCAGGGCATCGAAAGGGACCGGCACAGAAAGGACACTTTCATTGAGGGACTGATCCCTCGCACTCACGGCCACCGACCCCACTTTGTTCGTCGTATCCAGCACATACTGCGGCGTGCTCCCCACGGCCGGCTGATTCACCGTGCCTGGTTGCAACATCGCGGGGGCTTTAATCACGACGCAGCTCGGCGTGAAGCAGGCCCAAATTTGATAGTCCTTGAGATCCGGTTCAGGCGACCGATCCCACAAGAGCGTGGCGGCCTGCGCGCCGGACACGAAGGAACTGCTGAATACCACGACGAGAAGTAGTAAGAATGATTTCATGTTGTCGCTCCTTCCGTTTCAAGGTGCGGACGCACGTTTCACAAAACCCCTCACGTAAAATATGCCGCGAGCCACAGGGGAAGCCGCAGCCCGCGCAGCGCACATGGTACTTCGACATCGGCACATCGGCGACCTGTCGGAAGAACGGACGCTGACAAGCCGGGCAGCGCATCGCACGACCTTCTTAGGCCAACCGGATCAAGCCGGTCGTGGCGTCATTGGTCGGCATCGTGAGCGTAAACGTCCCTGCCGTTACCGTCTGACTCCCGAACGTATGCACACTCACCGCCTTGTTCCCTTGCGCTGAGTTGTAGATCATCACCGCATCGAACGCG